AAAGGTGACACTGACATAATCTTTTATTTTTATTTAGATACAAAAAAAGGGATCCCGAAGGATCCCCATGAGATTTGTGAGAAAGACTCACATAAGGTTGGTGACCTTGACTCTTCTGTAGTATGCGTTAGTGTTAGCTTCGACAACTCCAGGATTGGAATCACTGAAACCCTTAGCGAATGGGTTAGCAACGATACCATAACGAGTCTTAAATCCAATTTTTGGTTGGAAGGTGTTCTCACCAACGGCACGAACCATTTGGAGAGGAACATAAGGGCAGTAGAAGATACCTGCGTCATAAGGGGAAGCACCCTTATAACCAACAACGTAGTACTGGTTAGCAGATACGTTAGCAGCATAAGGATCGATGAAGACCTTATACTTGCCTTGAAGAACACCTGCGAAGGTGTTACCGGTGTCATCAACGTTAAGGTTTGCGTTGAGTGCTGGGGTGTAATCAAGAACACCTGCCATGGTGAGTGCCGAAGCAACGTCTGCCGAGCAGAGAATCATGTTACCCTTTCCTCTACGAGTTTGTTGTGCGATTGCGTTAGCATCACGCTCGATTTGGAAGATAAGTCCCTTGAACTTCTCAACTGACCAACGACCGTTGGAATCAACGTCAAGGTCAAAAGTACCATTAGTAGCAACGTTTGCTTGAGCACCAGGCTTAGCAACGTTATAAATGGTACGGATGACTTCACGGTTGATTTCAGCAAGAATCTCAGTTGACAAGATGTTTGCCAACTCAGCTTCTGCATTCAGACCATGAATTGCCTTGAGGTCTTGTGCGAGCTCAAGTGAGTACTCAGCCTTGAGTGCTCTTGACTTAGCAGTAACGGTGACTTTCTCGATTGAGAACGCCATTTCGTTGAACTGACCACCCGAAGTGGTTCCAAGGTTCTCAGAGTCACCAGTTGCCATACCACCCGAAAGGTTGTATGTGCCTGCAGTTGGGGTGTCGTTAAGAGCTGATGGGTTGGTGCCTGACTGAGCAGCGGTAGTACCGATACCAGTTTGGGTAAGAGTACCAGCAGCATTCTGAGCAGAGAATCTGGTATCTGCTTCGTTGAAGAATGCTTCAGTACCACTCTGAGTGGTGTAACGTGAACGCATTGCGAAGATAAGTCCGGTAGGACCGTTCATTGGTTGAACACCTGCGAGGTCATAAGCGACCAAGTTAGGCATTGCGCGTCTGATCAAGGAGATCAGAACTGGATCGAAACCTGCAACAGGTGAAGATGCGCTACCACCGAAAGCACCTGATCCACCAACTCCATTACCTGAGTTGGTTGGTCCTTCTGATAGGAACTCACGCTCTTCACGGAGTGTTCTTTCTTGGTTCTCCAGGAGAACTGCGGTTACCATTCTACGATGAGAATCTTTGATTTCCCCAAGACCTGAATGGTCTAGGAGTGGTGCCCACTTCTCCTGCAGATGTTCTGCATTGAACATTTGCATTTGTTTTTCCTCTTTAAAAAGTTAGTTTGATTTGTTTATGATTTAAAAATCACTTTTTCGAAACTCTATTCAGAGTCTGAAGATATGATTCCATCAGACCAGATACTGGTTGATAAACGGATTCAGTACTTTCAGAGAGATTCTCTGAATGGTCTCTTTGAGTACCAGCATTATATGGGAAATACGATTCCCTCAAAGTTACTAGTTTCTCACGATAGTTGTCTTCACCATCAAACTCAACATTTTCAGCAAGAGAAGCGAGTTTATCCTTCTGTGAAAGTGCAAGACCTTCGCAGACCTCGGAGAAGATTACATCAGCAACCGACTCGGCTAATCTTTGATTTAGAGCAACATTTCTTTGAATTTGCTCGTTGAGTTTTCCTTCCATTTCATCAAGTTTTTCTACCATAGTATTGAGTACATCATATCTATCTTCAGGGATTGTTACATAATGATCTTCAAAAAGGCCCTTCATCCCTTGGAGGAATGATTCGGTCATCTCAGTTTTGAGTCCTGCTTCAATAGCAAGAGCATTTTCTGCAACCCACTCATCGGCAACATACTCAAGGTATGCATCGACTCTATCGGTGAGTTCTTCTTTAATAGCAACAAGCTCTTCTACGAGTGACTCCTCGTATTGTGTTTGAAGTTCTTCTTTGATTTCTGAAACCTTAGATCTGATTGCAGCCTCAAAGATGGTACGTGCTTTCTCTTGAAATTCCTCAGAAAGCTCCTCACCTGAAAGGAGAGCATTAACATCTTCTTCGATGTCATACTCTTCCTTCATTTCATCTTCGTCCTCATCTTCTGCTTCTTCCTTTCCACCCTTTTTCTTTTTCTTAGGAGTTTCTTCCTCTTCATCCTCATCTTCTTCCATTGCTTCGGTAACTTCCTCTTCAGCAATGAGGTCCTCTTCATCTTCCTCAGTCTCTTCCTTAACTGCACCAGCAGCAAGTTTCTGCATTGCATCGGCCTTAGCAGCCTTAGCATTTACTACATTTCTGACTTGAGCAAGAGTTGCACCAGGATCTTTCAGTTTTGCTGAATCGTCATCAACCTTGTAATTCTCTGGAGTAGGACCACCTAAGTCTTCCCAACTTCCAGTTTGTCCAGGAGCAATTCCTGTGGACAACTTTTGCATTGGTTCAGCTTGTGCAGCGCCTTTGGTTACTACGTTTTCCATTTCTTGTAAATTGCTACCAACGGACATTTGTTTGATTGTGTTATAATCTATATTTATTTATAATTTAAAGATTTGCTAAGAAATCTTGGAATAATTCAACTTTATGCTCATCTAATCTTTTTTGATCAACTAAAGTGTTAATTCTTCTTTGCGTTTTATTTGCAAGATGCTCACGAAGGATCCCTCCTTCCCAAACCCACTCCTTACCTTCCATAATTCCCTGAACAAAAGCATCGGGAGCAGAGGGATCTGCAACAATATCTGCTGCAGTTGCAAGCATAAAATCTTCACCAACAATTTTATGACCCTCATTGGTCAACTTAAGTGAACCAACACCACGAGAAGAGACACCGAGACAAACACCTTCAGAAATAAGTGCTTTAGCAATCTTACCCATTGGAGTTTCTAAGAGTTGTGCCTTACCAACAAAATTGCTTCCTTTTTGTTCAAGAGAAACAATTTTATGAGAAACACGATCAAGATTAACTGTGGGTCCATCGGGATGTCCAAGTTCTCCAAGAGCACGACCTTTATTGACGAATGCTTCATTATATCTTGCTACTTCACGAGCAAGAGTTTGCATCGGATACATTCTGCCGTTGCGATTACAAATATCACCTTGAAGGAAAACTCCCTCAATAAACATTTTCTTTGCGGCACCCTTTCCTTCGGTGATGAATTTAACCTGGGATACTTCTTCTGTGATTAGTTTCATTTGTTTATGCATCTCCGGCAATTTGAACTTGTTGATAATATAAAGTTCCTGCTCCGGTTCCATATGCCGAAACTTTTATGGAGTCCCTCAAGTCTCCATCAGTAGAAAATGCAGTTACAATTCCTGCAGTACTTGTGGCAACAGTAATTCTGGTGGAATAATATCCACCAACTCCACTTGATGCATCAACTGCTGTAACAGGTTGATGAGTAAAATTGTAATATGGTTGCCCTACAGAAGTTAAAGTTACATAATCCCCAACTACAAATGGAGATCCTGTTCCTTCTGGAAATGCGATTGTAGTCGTAGCACCTGTAGTAATTCCAGAAATTCTTTGTGATGCTAGACTTAATGCAAGGACTGCAGTTCCTCCACTTGGCACATAATAATCTGTTGTTGCTGCTGTTGGACTAGTTCCAATTCCGATAAAAGCTCCGGCAGAAACTGCCACAACTCTTAGTGCTTTAGTCTGAACTGACAATGCAGATGAGGTTGTAGCAGCCCCAGAAGTAATTGCAATAGAACTGCCAAGACCAACGGGTCTATGTACTGTCATTATTCTTGATCCTCGTATGATGGTTCATTACCAAACATAGATGTAGCAATTAAAGGACGAGCAACATCAACTCTTTCTGCTGCCTTAGCAAACAGAACGTCTTTAATTTTGTCACTAATTTCCGATGCTGACGAATCAGTAGCAATCAAGTCGATAAGTTCTTCCATAAAATTTTAATATATGTCTATTCTTTATTTATATCTTACCACC